AACGGTATCTGCAGAATCCACAATGGTCACAGATGGCTTTCCACCCAGGGTGTGAGTTATGGTCCATGTCGTAGATGCCGCACCCTGTGTGTGAATGTGTCTTCTTGTGTTCGAGGATGCGGCACCAGCAAACCGGACAACAACTTGATTTGGTGCGTCCTGATTAACAATTACCTGGTTCGGTGTGTCCTCGTGGATATTTACCTGATTTGGGACGTTGCTCATCTGGTGACCTCTGGTATGAGGTTGAATGCACCTTTGACCACTTTTGAAACAAACCCAACGTTGTCAATAATTTCGAGGTCGTAAACACCGCTAGTGGTGATTGATGCCGTAACGGAGGCGGACATGCTCATTTTTATGAGATTTGTTGTATCCCCAGTTGGGTTTATTTCAAGCCCAAGGTTCTCCGTTGTCAGGGTGACAATGGCTGACGCAGATTCAATAGTTCTCCGAACTTGCATTCTGGCTGTGTAACCAGTTAGGTCAAAAGCCTCATATGTTTGACCTGTTGGGTCTGTTGCCAAATCTGGCTGCTCGATTTCAAGGGTGCGCAAAAATGACGAGCCCTGCTCACATGTAATGTTGTAAACACCAGCAATCATGGGCGCGCTCTCCTAACCAGATGTCATAAAGATTGTAGATTAGGAACCGGTGTTAAACCGGTAGGTATGTCTACAGCGCGGAAGCTGACTCTTTGTTTGAGCCGACTTTCTTTAGGCCCATTGCCATAGCAATTGACAGCGCGACTGCGGTGACGCCAATTTTTAGGTTATCTGTTGCAACCAGACCATCGAAGTCTGCGCCAGTGGCAATCCAGGCACCGAGGTAGGCCTGAAGGAATGTTCTGACCGCACGCTCAGCGGTGTCTTTGATGAATGTCATGCTCATGAAATTCTCCTTCTGTCTTTACAGACTTATAAATTTTATCATATTCATTAATTACTGATTTGTGCTAGTCTGCCGTGCCGTGGTTGCGAAAAGAAGAAAACCGACAATTGGGTACTTGACTGGAGACTGGGCTTGGGGAACAGAGCCCCTCCAGCCAAACGGCTGTGCCTGGTATCGATGCAAGCTGCCAGCAGATGAGCTAAATAAGCGTGGGTGGTTTGCCACTGTTGGGTTTCCTGGTTTTAACCCGCAGCGTGGTTTTGGGATGGTGGTTCCAGAAGACAGAGCAATTCATGGGTGGGACATCATCGTTTTCAAACTTTTGATGCAAAGAGAAGTTCTTGAAGCAATGCCGGCCGCGCAAGAGATGGGTCAAAAAATTGTTGTTGACGTGGATGATTGGTTTGATGGGCTCCACATAACAAACAGAGCCTATGAAGCAACAGACCCCAAAAAAAATCCTAATAATAATCGTGAAATATATGCACAGATAATCATGCAGGCAAATGCGGTAATCACGTCTACCCCATTTCTTTTTGATTACTACGCCGCAAAGAGTGACAATGTTTTCTTGGTTAGAAATGGAATAGATATTCAGCGCTGGAAAAAGCGTGAAATCAAAATGAATCACCGGCTCAAACTTGGGTGGGTTGGGGCAACTCCGTGGCGCTCAAATGACCTAGAAACCCTTTCTAGTTTTATTGGCCCATACCTTACTTCGCGAAAAATGGGTTTTCATCATTCTGGGCATACTGGTAATGACCTTTCACTTCGAGCAAATAGGCAACTTGGAATTCCCGACAGTATTACGAGAATGTCGCCGCTGGTTCCAATCATGTCATATCCAAGATTATTTGAGTATTTTGACATCGGAATAATTCCTCTCAACAATGTTCCATTCAATCATGCAAAATCTTTTATCAAGGGTCTTGAATATGCGGCTGCTGGAATACCTTTTATAACTTCATATTCCCCAGAGTACAAATATCTTGCGGATAATGGAATTGGCAGAGTTGCATACACGCCAGATGATTGGATTTATCACTTGGATGAACTGCGTGATTTACAAACGCGAAAAGACGAAATAGAAGAAAATTACGAACGGCTTCAAGAATTTACGATGGCCAAACGCGGTGAAGACTGGGATGCCACCATGCGCGTCATACTAGAAAAGATATGACATGGATGATATTCAGTGGACTTTTGGGATAATAACCGTTTATGAGGACAAGGTACGCCTACAAGAAATAGTTGACAATATTCGGAGCCTTAATATTCCGGAATACGAAATACTTTTTGTTGGTGGCGGAGATTCGTCAGGGATAGACGGCAATGATATTCGAAAAATAGACTTTGATGAATCTGTAAAACCGAAGTGGATTACAAAGAAAAAGAATATTCTTGTCAGAGAAGCAAAGTACGAAAATATCGTTCTTATGCACGACTACCACGTATTCGATGCAAAATGGTATGAGGAGTTTAAGAAATTTGGAACAGATTGGGAAATCTGCTCCTGCCCCCAGTATCTAATTACTGGAGCTCGCAACCCAATGGACTGGTCCCTTTGGGATAAGCCAGGGCACGGAAGGGCATGGTCGCTTGATTACAAGGATTGGTCACAAACTCAGTACATGTACATATCTGGCGGATTCTTTATCATCAAGCGGCACGTAATGATTGAGGAGCCGCTTGACGAGTCGCGCGGCTGGAACGAAGAAGAAGACGTTGAATGGTCGATGCGTGTTCGTAATAAATACGTAATGAAGTGCAACGGAAGAAGTATTGTTCGCCACAACAAATGGCACAGACATGCCGGGCCGAATCCAAATGAAAAATAACTTTCTTGTCATATTTGACCTTGACGGTGTATTGATTGAATCTCGCGACGTTCATTACGACTCGCTAAATATTGCGCTAAGCAGGGTCGACCCTAAATACATAATCACCAAGGATGAGCACCTATCAAAGTACGACGGGCTCGGAACAACCACAAAACTAAAAATGCTCACAGAGCAAAAAGGGCTTCCCGAGGCCACGCATCAGAAGATATGGCAGGACAAGCAAGAAGCGACACTGAAGATTCTGTCCGGATTCCCCAAAAACTATGTAGCAATCGACATTATGCAAACACTGAAGGAGCGTGGTTGGAGAATTGCTGTTGCTAGTAATGCAATTAGGGAAACTGTAATTACAGCACTTGACGCTATTGGCGTCCTCAAATACGTCAGTTACATCATGAGTAATGAGGATGTTCGAAATCACAAACCGCACCCAGAAATGTATTGGCAGTGCATGGTCTCCCTGGATGCAACTCCGGCCAACACTATAATTATTGAAGATTCTCATATAGGCAGAGAGGGAGCGCTCAGTTCTGGAGCGAACCTCCATGCAATAAAGAATGCCGAAGACCTCAGCAAAGAGCGGCTTATGCGGTTTGTTGACGAAATCGAAACAAGAGGCAAGAAACCAATCGCATGGAGGAACGACAAAATGAACGTACTTATCCCGATGGCTGGCGCAGGCTCCAGGTTCGCGCAGGCTGGCTACACATTCCCCAAACCGCTTATCGAGGTCAACGGTAAACCGATGATTCAGGTGGTGGTCGAGAATTTAAATATTGATGCCCACTTTATTTTCTTGGTACAGAAAGAGCATTATGAAAAATACAACCTCAAGCAAGTTCTCGGTCTAATCAAGCCAGGATGTGACATCGTTCTTGTCGACGGGATGACAGAAGGCGCGGCCTGCACGACACTTCTTGCATCTGGCTTGATAGATAATGACGAGCCGCTTCTTATGGCGAACTCCGACCAGGTTGTCGATTGGGATAGCAATGAGTGTCTTTATGCATTCGGTGCTGCAGACATAGATGGTGGAATTCTCACGTTTAAAGCGGCTCACCCAAAGTGGTCGTATGCAAAGCTGGGTGAAGACGGGTTTGTGTGTGAAGTGGCAGAGAAGAATCCAATTTCAGATAATGCAACCGTGGGTATCTACTACTGGAAGCATGGCTCGGACTACGTCAAATATGCTAACCAGATGATTGAAAAGAATATTCGAGTTAACAACGAGTTTTACGTCTGTCCAGTCTTCAACGAGGCAATTCAGGACGGCAAGAAAATCCGAATCAAGGAAGTCCCCAAGATGTGGGGAATAGGAACGCCGGAAGACCTTAACTACTATCTGGAGAACAACAAATGAGCAAAGGTAAAGATGAGTATCTCCAGATGCAGAACTCGTATTACGACGAGTATGCCTCTCAGTGGTCGTTATCTTTTCGTGACCCAGTTGTCGGCTCTTATGACGCCCACAACGCATGGTCTGACTATGACCAGTTTCTATTCAAGGACTTCGACACAAACCAAATGCTTGCCCTCGAATACGGATGCGGACCAGGCAGGAATCTTGTAAAGTTCGCAAATAGATTTCAGCGCATCGACGGAATTGACATTTCCGAAATAAACCTTGAAAAGGCGCGACTAAACCTAGAGCACAATGGAATCCCGTCAGTGAATCTGTTTCATACAACTGGAGACAATCTCAGCGCTATTCAAGATGAACAGTATGACTGCGTTTTTGCGGTTATCTGCTTGCAGCACATCTGCTCTCACCAGATTCGATTCAGCATCATGACGGATATTTATAGGGTCCTAAAACCAGGCGGTTACTTCTGCTTTCAGATGGGCTATGGCGGCAAGGAGGGCATTCCTACGGCCGGATACAGGGACGACGTATTTGAGGCAATCAGCACCAATGGCCA